TAATTATTGTAAATCTTTAGGTAAAAAATATATTTTAAAACTGCCATTCTCTAATTTAGGTATGGGTAGCTATCCAGCAAGAAACTTTGGATGGGAAGATTCTATTAAAAATGGATATCAAAGACATTGGATGTTTGATGATAACATTTATAAATTCAGAAGAGTAGTAAAAGGTAAAAAAATACCTTGCAATTCATTGATATCAATAAAAGTTGCTGAAGATTTTACAGATAGATATTTAAATATTGGAGTTTCAGGTTTTAATTATAGCACTTTTGTTATTAAAGGTTCAACTGATAACAAACCTTTTAGATTAAATACTCACGTTTATAGTGCTATGTTAATCAATAACAACATACCATTTAGATGGAGACTGAAATACAACGAAGATGTAGATTTATGTTTGCAGGTACTACACAATAAAATGTGTACGATATTATTTCAAGCATTTACTGTAGATAAAGTAAGTACTGTTTCAAAAATGAAAGGTGGTAATCAAACAGAATTATATCAAGGAAACGCCTTTGAAAAAAAAGTATTAAAAGCAAAATCTTTAGAAGAAATATGGCCTCAGTATGCACAAACAAGTATAAGATTTGGAAGACCGCACCACATAGTAGTTTGGAAAAAATACTTTAAACATAAATTAAAAAGAAATCCATTTTTCAATTGGGACTCATTAAAAAAAGTTGATGATTATGGTATGAAATTAAATAAAGTAAAAAAATAATGGTCAAAAGTAGACACATAAAAAAAGAATCGATACTACAAGCTTTGGAACAAAGTTTAGGAGTTGTAACTGTTGCTTGTAAAAAAGCAGAAATACCTAGAAGTACATTTTATAAATGGTTAAATGAGGATGAAGAATTTTCAAAACAAGTCAAAGACATTGAAAACATAGCATTAGATTTTGCAGAGAGTCAATTGCATAAACAAATCTCAGAAAACTCTACAGCAGCTACAATATTCTATTTAAAAACAAAAGGCAAAAAAAGGGGGTATATTGAAAGGCAAGAGATAACAGGAGCAGAAGGTATGCCAAGTAATTTTCAAATAGAAATAATTGACAAAACCGAAGATACAGACTAATATAGTCTACAAGCATTTAGTCAATAGCGACAAAAAGATTATTGTTGAGCAAGGGGGTACTCGTTCAGGTAAGACTTACAATATATTACTATACATAATATTTAAGTATTGCACCACAAATCAAAATAAGATAATAACAATATGTCGTAAGACTTTCCCTAGCTTACGAGCAACAGTCCTAAGAGACTTTATAACAATTTTAAGGGAAAACGACCTTTACCGAGAGGAGTACCATAACAAGTCAAATTCTGAATACAATCTATTTGGCAACCTTGTGGAATTTACATCACTTGACCAATCGCAAAAGATAAGAGGTCGCAAAAGAGATTTGCTTTTTATAAATGAGGGCAACGAATTATTTTGGGAAGATTGGCAACAACTTATTTTTAGAACACAGGAAAGGATAATACTAGACTTTAACCCTTCTGATGAATACCATTGGATTTATGATAAAGTAATAACGAGAGAGGACTGCTCTTTTTTTAAAACCACTTATTTGGATAATCCTTTTTTGGATGAATCAATAAGGTCAGAGATTGAGAGGTTAAAATATACGGATGAACAATATTGGCAAATCTATGGGCTAGGCGAAAGGTCAGCAAGTAGAAGCACCATCTTTAAATATGTTGAATGTGATTTAATACCACCGACAGCAAACCTTGTGGCTTATGGAATGGATTTTGGATATACCAATGACCCATCTAGTTTGGTTTCTGTATATATAGATAATCACGACCTATATATAAAAGAGCATCTGTACAGAACTCAAATGACCACCTCTGATATACACGACTTCCTTAAAAAAGAAAGGTTAGAAAGCAAACCTATATATGCTGATAGTGCAGAGCCAAGATTAATAAGTGAACTTAGAAGAATGGGGCACAATATATTTTCTAGTTTAAAAGGCAGAGATTCTGTTAATGCAGGGATTGACTTATTAAAGAGATATAAGATTCATATACTATCATCATCAGAAAATGCCATAATGGAATTTAGAAATTACAAATGGCAAGAGGACAGGAGTGGTAAATTAATAAATGTGCCTGAAGATAAAAATAACCACTTAATTGACCCTTGTAGGTATGCAACTTATTCTATTTTAAGTAGACCTAATTTTGGGAAATACGCAATAAAATAACACATAAGGGTTGCATATGTCAAATTTTTTGTTTATATTATAACTATAACCAAAACAATTATTAAAATGAAAAAAGAAACACTTGCCCCAACTCAATTTGAACTTGATTGTGATAAACCACTATGGATTCATAATAGCCAATCAAATAGAGCTTATTATAATCTTATTGTAACAATTAGAGATATGTCAGGATGGGTTGAACTAGGAATGAAACCTAACAGACATTGGAGATTTAAAGATGTAAAAAAATACTTTGGTCTTGAAGGTTATAACAAACACCAAGTCTTGCAAATACTAAAAGACTGCAGAGACCAAAATAAAAAATGATAAAATGAAGGGATAAAACCCTTCTTTTTTTTTAAAAACCCTTGCGTATGTCAAATTTTTTGTTTATATTATATATATAACAATTATTATTAATTAAAAACCTAACCAAATGCCAATAACTGATTTTTTCCCAACTCCCGAATCTGAATTTAAATTTGTTCATTCAAAAAATTTAGATATCTGTTTTACAGATTCTTTTGCCAAACTTCGTATTTATGATGTTCATTCAAATTTATACGGATATACTTCAAAAAAATTATTAAAAGCAACAGAGGGTGTAAGTCATAACGAAATGACATTCGATTTCATTATGCAACACACACAAAAATATAATTTCTGTTTACCTTCTTTAAAATTTGAAGTAAATAATTTATTAGATTCATTTAAATCTTTTACAGAATGAAAAAGCCAAAAACAATAGAGGATTTGAAGGCATACGCCTTCGGATTTTCTCTCATTATAATTACGGCCCTTGCACCGTTTGCAGGAACAGCAATTCTTAAATACCTTTTTAACTTATGATTTACTTAGACAAATACAAACAGAATTTACACATAGACCAAAACAATGTTTACAGTTACAATACCAACGTAGCTACAATTGTAAATGACAAGCTTATTGTTTTAGGGTGGTGGTCAGTCACTACTTCCAAACACATTAATTATGTTGCAAGAGAATTAGACCTAGATATAGTTAGGTCTTAATTTTTTATATTTAACATATGGAAAGCAAAGAAGAACTTTTATATCAGAATAATACAAAGCTAATATTACAGCTTTTAGATAAATGGAGTAAATCCAAACCCGACAATAAAGAGTTATTAGCTATAATAGATGCTTTTTGGCAAATAACAACATTTGTTGCTAAATTGCGAGTAGAAGAACAAGACGGAAGGATGGCTGTCTCAGATGCAAAATATATGACTAACTTAACCAAGCTAAAAATAAAAGAGATTCAAGAAATATTTAACACTTACGAAGTATGAAACAATCACCAAAATATTATATGGGTAAGTATATGAAAATCGAAGCCAAAAATGTGGTATGGGATTTTCAAGATGACAACTACAACTTAGGTACTGCACTTACTTATATTATGAGAGCTGGTAAAAAGCCTAACAATCCAATAACTCAAGACATTGAGAAAGCTATACATCATTTAGAAATGGAATTAGAAAATCAAATATACATTGAAGGACTTTCCTATGGTTCAAAATAAAATATAATTTAGTTGCTTTTGGTTAGGCAATTTGGGTGGGCAGAAATGTCCGCCCTTTTTTATTAAATTAGGGTTTATAAAAACACATAAAAATTTACGTTATATAGATATGAATATTACGGTTACAATACCAACCTCTTTATCTGAAATAACTTTAGGTCAATATAAAGAGTACCTAAAAATTCAAACAAGCAGTAAGGATGAAAGATTCCTACAAGCTAAAATGATAGAAATATTTTGTAATGCTCCACTAGAGTATGTTATGGAGTTAAAATATAGTGATACAGAAGAAATTGTTAACATTTTGGATGAAATGTTTAAACAGAAACCTGATTTGGTTCAAAGATTTAAATTAGGAAAACTGGAATTTGGATTTCACCCCAACTTAGAAGATTTATCTCTAGGGGAATATATTGACTTAGACACATATATTGGTGATTGGCAAAATATGGAAAGAGCAATGAATGTTTTATACAGACCTATAATTGCAAAACTTAGAGAAAAATACGAAATAGAAAAATACAATAGCAATTTAAATGAGCAAATTTTAGATATGCCTATGGATGCAGTGTTAGGTTCGATTTTTTTTTTGTGGAATTTAGGGATAGAATTGTCGCAGACTATGATGAAATATTTGGAGGGGGAACAGAATCTGGACTTGATGCAGTTTCTAACTTCGGAACTAAATGGGGATGGTATTCCAGCTTATATGCGCTCGCTCAAGGAGACATTAGAAGACTTGAACATATCACCGAATTAGGAATGCACGAATGTTTTATGATGTTATCCTTTATGAAGGAAAAAAACGAAACAGAAGCGAAAAAAATTAATAATAATTTTAAATGAGTAACAACGACAACCAAGCAATTAGAGGATTTTATCAAATAACTGAAACAATAAAAAGTCAATTATTAGGTGACTCAAATGTTAATACAGTTACCACAGGGGAATTGTCCAATG